GGCTAAAGGATTACTCTAAACAGGAAGTGAAGTATATAAACAATACAACTAGAAATCAAGTACAGAGAATAATTAAGAATGGATTATCTAACGGCGATAACTACGATAAGATAGCAGACGATTTATTTAAACATATAGAAAATATATCAAGCAGTAGAGCTAGAACTGTGGCAATGACAGAAATTCACAACGTAGTAGGTAAGATAAATTTTCTTAGTGCTACATATAAAGATATGCAAAGTAAGACATGGTGTACACAAGAAGATTCCAAAGTTAGAGCGTCACACGTTGAATTGGATGGAATGACTATACCTATAGGAGAAGAATTTAAGCCAGGATTAAGTTATCCAGGTGACAGTAATGCGGATAGTTCAGAGGTGGTAAATTGCCGTTGCTTTTTACAGTATAGTTAAAGCAGGACAATTTATAATCCTGCTTTTTTCCTTTTAACTTCATCATCAATAAGTTTTACTATAAGCTCAATGATTATGCTTTAATTTTAGATTTATTTAATTGTTTGCCAAATTCTTTCTTTAAATACATAGCGATAAATTGGCTAACCGAACGTTCTTCTTTGTCAGCTAATTCTTTAATTATATCTGCTATGTCTTTAGGAACTACAGTTGCTAACCTTGCACTTGTTTTAGCTATTTTACCTCTAGGCATTTTTGCCACCTCTTTATCATAATATATGTTCAGTATATCACTTTGACTCAACCTTTTCAATAAATAATTGATTTATACAATCGTAAATGATTGACACAACTATAAATATATAGTATAATATAATTATAGATTAAACATTGAGAAGGAAGGACTAAAAATGTCTTTAAATTGTGCCTACTGTGGTAAAAAATTAGAATATGCTTCAAGCAAGTTTTGCGATAGACAATGCTATATTAAATGGAAACAAGAAAAAGCCATGCAGACTAGAAAAAGTAAAGAATTAGAAACCTATTTAAAAAACTGCAAAAAAAGTAATGACTTAACAGATAAAGAATGGGAAGAATGCAAGAAATTCTTTGATTTTAAATGCGCCTATTGTGGAAAAGAAACTGATAAATTAGAGCAAGAACATTTTATACCTCAAAATATTGGAGGACTATTAACTAAAAATAATATAATACCTTCTTGTAAAGGCTGTAATTGTAGTAAAAATAATGATAATGTTTTGAAATGGTATAAATCTCAAAGCTTTTTTAGCAAAGAAAGGTTACTTAAAATATTAGTTTATTTAGGATATTTATAACTAGAAAAAAATCAGAATTAAAATATTTTGGAGAATTTTCATACCTGAATGGTGTAGATATACAGAGCAATATTCAGAAGTGAACATAATTAATATTATGCAAAATTAAAATACTGTAAACCTCTAAAAACTGCGTGCGGAGCGGGTTTACAAAACAATAGGAATACATAACAAAAACTATGTAAATCAAGACTAGATTAATTTCTGGTCTTATTTTTATATAAATTTAAATTAAAACACTCGTTATTCACTTGAATTACTCGCTCTCACAGAGTATAATATAACATAGGTGATGAAATTATGCAAGAGATTTTATTAGGAATTTTAGCAATCATTACTATTGTGGCAACGTTACTATGCTGGAAGAACAATGGAAACGGTGGTGGTGGAAAGTGAGAAGAATTGAAGCTATACCTTATTACAGCTTGGACGAACAGATGGAACTTGCTATTGATTTGGCAAAACAAAAAAGAGAAAAAACAATTAAGGCAGTGCATGATTTAGGAAACTGCTTTCTAGTTGAATTATTCACGCAAGATAAAAACGTTAGGTGGTAATATGAATGAATTTAGTAATGATTGGAACATGGATGAGGTGCCATATACGTCACAGGAAAAAAGACAAGTAATAGATGAATTGTCAAGAGGATTTTTTTTAGGCGAAATACATAAAGGAATCAGCAAACGAGAATTAAAAGACTGGTTTGCAAACATAGCAATACATTGTTTTGGGGAATTTTGCCCCAACATCACAGGAAATGATTTAGTAGAAATAGCAAATGAACTTGGATTGGAGGTAAAAAAATGAAATATTTAGCAATATACGGATTGATTTATACGGTTATAGGTATAGCTCTTACTATAATGAATAGTGAAAATAAAGGTCTTGTGAGGTTTATATGTATAGCACTTTCTTTGCCTATACTTATATTCTTCTTAGGCTATTTAAATATTGTTTAGGATGTTAAACAAATGATAATTTTAGCATTTTACACAGGAATAATTTCTATGGTCATGTCTATAAATGCAATGTTCAACGAAACATATTCAGAGCAACAACGAATAGTAAATTTAGTAGCTTTCCTGCCTATATTAGTATTTTCCATATTATACATAATCACATGTTAACAGTAAGAGAATTTAATTAACGCGAATAATATATTATATAATTCAAATAACGTTCGTAAGTTTTAGCTAAAAATGGTATTTTCTATATATGGCAATACAAATAAATTTTAACTAAAATGGTAAAATTACGAACAATAAAAAGGAGGAGACACTCATATCGATAAAACACTTTAAGCCAATGATAAAGACTTTTACAATTGGCGTCTTATATGGATTTGGTGGCATTAACTGCTTCTATAATTTAAACATTGCAGGTGTAATATTAATGTTTTTAGCAACTAGCATAACTTATTGTTTAGCTGTAGATGCAGAAAAGAGGTGATGTGGTTTTATGAAACTTAAAGCTTTTGAAAAGCGTTGCATAATTATACTTAAAATAGCGTGCTATATTTCAGCTGGAATGGGAATTTACGATATGGCAACCAATAATATAAACCTTTCAATAGCAAGTTATTGCATTGCTATGTTGATACAGGGATTTATTTTAGAAGTAAAAATGAGAGAAAAGGAAAATAAGTAAATGAAAAGAGAACCTAAGAATTATAAAATCAAGAAAATACACCCTAGACTATTCTGGTATAAGTGTTTTATATGTGGCAATGAATTTAAAAATGAAGATATGTGGCAGATAAAAAGCAACACTAGAGGAATGTCTTGTGTATGCACTGAATGTGCCAAGACTAAAGAAGAAATTGAGACATATGTAAAAGCAGGTGATGGAGTACCACTGACAGTGCCACTAAAAAGTAGTAAAGATATACCGCCAGCAAAGACAAATAGAATACCAGCACCGCCAAAACAATACTCACATAATAGTTGCGGAAGTATTGATAATAGCAGACTTAATATATTATTAAATAATTCTAAACAAAGGAAAGAAGGTTAAACCAATGAAATACATATGTAGAGAATGTGGAAAAGAATTTGAAGTAAAAGCAGAAGGAAAGATTAAATTCGTAGTATGCCCTAGTTGTGGCACTGATGATGTGGACTATGTAAAGAAAGAAGATGAAAATATATGCCAAAATGTATAAATAAAGAAACAAACCAAATTGTAGAGTACAAGAAGATAGAAGATAGTTTAACCAGAGAAGAAATTGGAAACTATTGTGTAAATGCTGATTTTGGAACTTCTCGTGCAGATGCGGTTTTAACTCCAATTGAATTTTATAAGCTTTTCAAGCCTTTAAATGAAAAGCTAACTACAGAAATAGAACAATTGGAAACTTCTATAAGTGAAGATAAAAAGGCATCTAAGCAACCCAAACAAGAGGGAAGATTATATAGGCATGTAAAAAGAATGATTTATTATTGTGCATGGTTCTATGATGACGTTATTCCTTACAGAGAGGGAACTTTAGAACTTGAAACTTACGGGTTGAGGGGAGGGCAAGAAATTTGGCCGGATTGCAAATTTGTAAGTATACAGCTTGATTCAAATTTAAAAGATATGGTTTGCGAAAAATATGGCAAATCACGACAGAAACTTAAACAATTAGAAATTACCAAAATAGAAATTATTGAAAAGGGGTAGTAATGAAAGAACTTAAATGTAACTTAGTTAAAGACGAATTTATTTCATCTATGTATATAAATATAGATGAATATTTAAGGCTAACAAATGCGGCCAATAAAGCAAAACAAGATTTAGATACGATATTAGATAGGTTAAGTTATGTAAGCGAAAGTAAAGCTTGTGCGGAGAGGGGTAAATTATTTGCACACGGAATGATAGATGGCATTAAAAATAATAAATTAGAAGAATTGAAAGAGGGCGAATAAATGAAATATAGAAATAAATATACTGGTGTTATAGTAGAAGCTATGCAAATTAAATATGGCATGGAGCGAGACATATTAGACTTTGGAGACGGATTAATAAATAAAGTTGAAAGTGGTGTCTCCAGTGGCAGATCAGATTTATCTGTTATAGAATTAACGCCCCAACCTGTTCAGTGTGGAGAACCTACACCACCATTTAGCCATTATATAAGTTGCCTAATAGGCGACTATTTAATAAAGAAGGATACATATATATTTGTTTTACGTGAAGGAGAATTTAAGGAACAGTTTGAAACGATTGAGGAGGAAAATAGTAATATGAAAATAAATTTAAATGATACTGTAAAGGTAAGGCTAACAGATAAAGCACTAGAGATACTTAAAGAAAATCACAAAGCATTAAATAGAATTATACTAAAAAACGGTGGTAAACCTGATAAATTCCCATATAAACCAGATGAAAACGGATATTATACTTTTCAATTGTGGCATTTATTTGAAGATTTTGGAAAACATATTAGCTGTGGATGTGAATCACCTTTTATTAATAATGAAATTATTCCAGAAACAAAAGAATGTGAAACTATAGAAGCAGATGAAAGAACTATAACTAAAGATATGTTTGACCCTGTAGAAAAAGCAACTACAACATTAAAGCAACACGAATGCACTATAAAAGATTGTATGATAGATATGATTATGGAAGAAAAAGCCGAGGAATTAAGGAAGAAATTCTTTAAATATCTAACTCTTAAATTAAATGAATTGCATGAAGAAATACAAAAAGGTGGCAATAATAGTGCTCCTAGACGTGCAGAAGATTATAAAAAGCTAGTAGAATGTAGAAGAAGCATTTGCAATATGAGTATAAAAGATTTTCTAAACTGTTCAGAAAAAGATTTTTGCCAGCTCTTTGGGTTTGGACCCAATAAGACTTTTAATTATTTAATGGAAGATATACATTATGAAACGGAATTTAATAAGGAGAAAGATAATGAGCAAAATATATAAATTTAGTAGTGAAGATGCACTTATGGCTCTTAGTGCTGAAGAAGCTACACAGCTTTCAAACTTGTGGCACAAAATCAAAGAGTATCAAAGCCAACAAATAATAAATAAAAAAGAAAGTAGGGATTAATTTGAAAAAATCAAATGGAGAAGTAAAAACAGAATTTATCATAAGAAAGAAATTATGGTCAGATAAACATGAAAGATTCTACTTGATAATGAAACGAGGTACTACAGAAACAGCGCTGGATTGGGTTACAGGTTATGCAGGAGAATACACGTTCTATACAGCTAAAAATACACTGCTAAGAAATCTTAGAAATAAGATTCAGTTTGAAGATGCTACAGTTACTGAAGCTAAAGGAGTTAGGTAAGAGTTCTTTAAGATGTATTGGCTTAGATGTAAAACACGTATTTTAAAATAACTACATAAACATATTAAAATTTATAGTCCTGTAATTATATAGGACTATTTTTTATATTTAAATCCAATAGAATTAACAAATAAGCCAAACTGTGCGAGATTTTCTATTTTAATGTAAAATAAAGGAAATATATAAAATTTATATATAGTGTTTTTTAATTTGGAGGTGGTTATATGTCTGATATTGATAGTTATACACCAAGCTCTGGAAGAATGTTAAGAGAAAATGGGGAAGTGGTTAATTTGGCAGATTTGTGGTCTGATATTGTAGCAGGAGCCGGAGTAGTAAAGCCAACTAATTATTTATATGTAAGCAAAGGTGGAAACGATACTACAGGAGATGGCAGCGCAAACTTTCCTTATTTAACAATACAAAAAGCAATAGATACAGCAACTTCCGGGACTACTATATTTCCTTTCCCTGGTACTTATACAGAGAATTTAACTTTAAAAGCAGGAGTAAACATTACAAGTCCTGTTAAATTTGGAGTTTATATTATAGGAAATCACATAGCTAACTTTACAGGAACAATTATATTTGACAATGTAGTGTTAAGTTCAAGTACAGGGAATACACTTTCGTTTAGTGGAACAGGGGCACAAAATCTTCAATTCTTAGGTTCAAGTGTAAATTCAACTAGCGGTGATGCTATAAATTGGACTAACACAAATACTAGTTCAAAAATTTACTTTGAAGATGGTACTTGTAATGTTTCTACGTCTGGAAGTTCGGCAAGATGTGTATATACTGCATCAACAGCGAAAGGGTCGCTTATAGCCAATAGAGTTTCTTTTAAACTAGACAATCCGAATAATGTATGTATAGCTCTTGGTGGTTCGGTATCATTTACACACACAAGTGACCAAATAATAGGCCAAGTAACTGTAGCAGATTCAGCAAGTGCGACAATAGCAATAGTAGCCATGATTACTACATCGGTGGCAGTTTTAAATACCGTTTCAACTGGAACTGTAACACTTATAAATAATTCTATTGCAACTACAGCGACTCCGGCATTTACAGGAACAGGAATATTGGCATACACAGCTCTAGTTTATACTTCAACCGGAGTGGGTGGAGCATCCACGTTAAGTGGTGGTTTAGGACCAATTGCTTTGGCTATGAGTTCTATAAAATTAAGAGCATCAGCTTTAGTACCTAACGAGCAGATTGCTTCAGGGCAAAGCAACGGCTTAATAGAATTTGATGGTACACATTTTTACGGGACTATAGGCACAACTAGAAGCATTTTATTGTAACCAAAAATATAGCTATTTAAGCGTAAATTATCAAATTATGGTAATGTTAAGGCAGTACGAGAGAAGGTGAGAAATTGGCATTAGAATATAAAAGTATACCTTTAGAAATAAAAGAAATAAACGACCAAGGTGTATTTGTTGGTTTAGCAAGTCCTTATAACAATATAGATGATGGAAATGACCGTGTTTTACCTTCAATTGGGCCAATAAACAATGGTAAACAAGTGCCTATACTCTATCAACATGACATAACTAAAGTTTTAGGCAACCAAACATTGTTGGATACCCAAGCAGGAGTTCAAACAACAGGCCAATTAATATTAGACAAAAATTCAGATGGCCAATATATGGTACCTTTAGCAGCCACGGCATATGCATTGTTAAAAAAGGGACTATTAAAACTTTCTATAGGGTATAAAACACTTGATTTTGAATATGTTACTGAAAATGGACAGACAATAAGAAACTTAAAGTCGATTGAAATTATGGAGGTAAGCCTTGTTACCTTTCCTATGAATGAAGCTGCTACTGTATCAAGTGTTAAATCTCAAAATAATTCTGGAGGTGATAATTTGACAATTGAGAATAAAGGTGCTAGTGGTTCTACTACATTGCCTATAGCTGACAAAGCGGTTAAATGGGATGGCTCCGTGGCATCAAAAAACGTATTTGATAAATATACAGACGATAAAGGAAATATTTCAGCAGAAGCAAAAAAAGCTTTCTTTTGGGTAGACACAACTAAACCAAACGAAAAAGGAAGCTATAAACTAGGATTTGCAGATATAGTTGATGATAAACTAACAGCTATACCAAACGGTATAAAAGCGGCCGCAAATGCGATAAGAGGTGCTAGAAATCCTGTAGATATATCTGATGAAGATAAAAAGAAAGTTGCTAAGAAAATTAATGTTTATCTTAAAAAACTTGAATTCGACGAAATAACAGACGACCAAATTAAATCTGATAATTCAGATAATAGCAATACAGATACTACTGATAAGAATAAAAAATCTAACCCTAATAAATTAGATATAAAAGCATTAGATTTTAATGCAGTGTATCAGACAAGGCAAAACAGAGAAGCTAGGTGGGATGCTGAAAGTGCTTTAGATCAGTCTTTAGATTCTATAGTACAAGATGAAGAAATGACCGTAGAAGATAAATTGACAGCTTCAAATAAAACTATAGATGATTTTTGCACTATGTACAAACAAGTATTGGCAGGATTAATCAGTGCAATGTCGCAAAAATCTTTAAACTATGAGTTTGAAACTAAATCAGCATATATGGAAAGGAAAGCAGGCAAAAAGATAAGCAAAGCAAATAAAGAGCAAATGACCAGGTGTAAGGATGCTTTATCAGATGCAATAGCAGTATTAGCGGCTTTATGTGATGATGAAGATTCAGAAGATAATACCGAAGAAGATGGGAAAGCTTGTGGTGGCAAAAAACCAATAAAAAGTGCTCAAAACCATGACAATAAATTCCAAAATATTGAATATGTGCAAAAAAAATCAAATAATGGTACACTGGAACTAAAGAGTGAAGAAATTAAGGCACTTGAAGCACTTTGCAACACTATAAATGAAAATAAGGATGTGATATAAATGGCAGAACAAAAAACTCCCCTTGAAATGATAGAAGAAATAAACAAAAATTACAAAGCCTTAAAAGATGAAATGGAAAAGAAAAACGCCAATCCAGAAACTATAGAAAAGCTTCAAACTAGGCTTGATGATTTGGAAGTCAAAATGCAAAGACCAGACACTACTCCAAATGTAATAGAGGGTAAACAACTATCTAAAGAAGAAATAGAGTACAAGACCGCTTTTGATACATACGCTAGAAAAGGAATAGTTGACGAGCATCTCGAAAAAAAGCAAATGGCTACTGACAGCAATCCTGATGGCGGATATATGGTTCCTAGCGTAATGGCAAACAAAATAGTAGAGAGAGTAAGACAGATGTCGCCTATTAGGCAAATAGCCAACATAGTAACAATTTCCAGTGCCGGAGAGTATAAAATACCAAGAGAAAATACAGATGATTTTGATTCTGGATGGATAGGCGAAAGAGCCGAAAGAACTGTAACTGATAATGGCACTTTACAGATGGTTAAAATTCCATTGCACGAACAATATGCACAGCCAGCACTTACTCGAAAATTAATGATAGATAGTAATTTTGACTGGGAAGCTTATATAAATAGGAAAGTTGCGAATAAATTTGCAAGGCAAGAAGCTACGGCGTTTGTAACTGGTGACGGTGTGAATAAGCCACTAGGATTCTTGTCCAATCCAACCACACAAGGGATTGGCGTAGTAAATGAAGCTTTTAGCTTTGATGGATTGATGGATTTACAGGCATCGTTGCTCGAAGAATATCTTCCAAATGCTACATGGCTTTTGAACAGATTAACTTTAAGAGATATAAGAAAGCTTAAAGATAATCAAGGAAGGTATTTATGGGAACCTTCTACACAAGTTGGAAAACCTAATACAATATTAGGCTATAATTATAATCTTGCAACCGATATGCCAACTCCTGGTACAAATGCTTTATCAATAGCTTTCGGAGATTTTGCACAAGCATATACAATCGTTGATGGAGCTGGAATGTATACCCTTAGAGATGAACTTACCAAAAAGCCTAATATACTTTTCTATACAACTAGAGAAATTGGCGGTGGTATAGAAATGCCAGATGCTTTAAAGATTTTCAAACAGGCATAGGAGGTGCTTAATTATGGCAATGAAAGATTTATTTAATGGAATAGCTGCTAGACAATGTATAGCAGCGCAAACCCTTTCGGCTACAGCAACAGGAACAGCAGTAGATACAGCAACATATGAAAGTGTTACCGGAATAATCAATGTTGGGGCAGGGCTAACAACGTCCAATAAGTTAACTGTTTCTTTGGTTGAAGGTGATACGGCAGGAACTTTAACAGATGTTGCAGCAGAGGATTATTTAGGCAGTGGTTCGTTTGACATTACAGCAGCAGGAAGCTACAAGATAGGTTATAGAGGTGTAAAAGAATATGTAGCTATAAAATTAACCGTAACTGGAACTGTAAGTACACCTGTAAGTGCAAGCATAATTCTTTCTCATCCTTCAGTAGAACCAACTGTTTAGAGGTGATTGAATGTTTAGTTTAATAGCACAAAAAAGTTTTTACGCAGCAGAGGATGGAATACATACAAAGCATTATATAAAAGGTGAGAAAATAACAGTTAACGACAAGGAATTTGCAGATTTATTAGTTAAAAAGGGTGAAGCTAAGTTTGAAGTTAGCGTTGAAACTAAAGTGGTAGAACCGGCAGAAACAAAAAGTACCAAAGAAACCCCAAAAAAAGATACAAAAGTTGGCAAATAAGCCAGCTTTTTTCTTTTACCTTAAAATGTAAATTAAGAGGTGAAAACAATGGATTTATGTACATTACAAGAGCTAAAAGACTTTATGGGAATAACGGATACAAGTAAAGATACTATTTTAACACTTTATATAAGCGGTATAAGCCAGCAGATACAAAAACAAATAGGTAGAAATATATTCGCCAAAGACTATGTAGAAAGGTACAAGGGAACAAATATGTCAGAATTAGTTTTAAATAATTATCCTGTAAACACCGTGGATATGGTTGAATATGTATTTGAAAATGAAGTATATAGGACATTAGATG